CAGGTCGCCGGTACCGCCGTCGACGGTCGCATTCGTGCGCGTGCCAGTGAAGCCGTCGGCGTGGCAGTCTTTGATGTAGATCACATTCGCCAGCAGCGGATCGCCGAAGTCTGTCACGATGGTGGCAGCAACGATGGATTCGTTGCCGATCACGTCGACCAGTTTGCCGAGCAGCGTTACCGCGCCGAGCGGCCGATTGGTCAGTGGATATGGCTGCTGTACCAGCCCATCGTGCAGCGGATTCGCGTCGCCCCAGCTCGTGTTCGTGCCCGGCTGCCAGCGCCATTTCGCGCCGTCCAGATCCTGCTCGTCGGTCAGCCCCCAGCGCAGCACGTCGCCGGAAAGCGTGGCCCAGGGCATCGTGCCGGGTTTCGCACTCTTGCCGATGACGGTGTGGGGCGCGGCCTGACCCCAGTCGCCGGGAACATAGAAGGTACTAACGGCGCGAGCTTGCACGTCGTAGAGCGCGCCCATCACCACCGGCGCGATCCAGCCCGTCGCTGCGGCATCCGGCACCGGCTGAATGGCGCTCCATGCCGCCGATCCGGTCTCGCGCCAGCGCAACTCGAAACTGGCCACCGCGACGGCGCTCGCCGCCGGTGCCGCGATGGTGACGCCGATTCTGTCCTGCAAGGTGCCATCGGCAAGGCGCAGGATGCACGTCGCGTCCGAGCGCAGCGCGATCACCGGCGCCGCGGGTGCCTGGTTGCGTGGCGTGACGCCGCTGCTGATCCAGCTGGTGAAGGCGGGTATGGCGCCGTTGTCCGCATCCCATACGCCCGGCGCCGCATCGACCAGGGTGAGCTTGGCGGTCAAGGCCGGGCCGCGTTCGATTTTCTTGATAATGGCGGGCATCGATTCGATATCCGCCTCGCCGAACTGGAACAGGTCGCCGGCGGCCGGGCCCAGCGCCTCGACGATCGGGTTCTGGAGCGTCAGCACGGAATGTTCGCCGAAATCGTCGGCCACACCCATCACCACCGACGTGCCGTCCGAACGCCGGCAGCGGATGGCGTAGTTTGTCGCGGCGGCCATTTCCACCGGGCTGTCGATGGCCAGCTCGGTAATGTAGCCGGAGGCCACCGTGGTGCCGCGCACGCGGCCGCTGCCGAGGCCGACCAGGATGACGTCGTGAGAGAAGCGCACCAGGTCGCCCAGCGTGCAGCGCAAGGATTCGATGTCGAGATAAATCGTGTGATCTTCCGGCCGCAGCGTTCCTACCGCGTGCAGGTAGCGGCCGATGCGCCACGCCTGGTCGGATCGGCTGCAGCCGTAATACTCGACCGTCTCGAAGCGCGTCGCGTTCGACTCGTTGAAATCGTCCGCATAGACGGTGCAGACGTCCTCGACAAAGCCGCGATCGGCGTTGATGAACTTGATATGCAGCGCGTGCGGCAGGTCAATGAATTTCTTGACGCCGCTGTAGCTCCATGAGTTGCGCGGGCTGATGTGTTGAACCGGCACGGACTGCCAGGCGTCCATCACCACCGAATGCTTGCCGTCCTTCATCGTGCGCGTGGCGCGGCCGTGAGCCAGCACGTCCTTTACCGCGGTCCACACTGAGCCGCCATCGAGCACCCCGTCATAGGTCCAGTACGGCGCCGGGCCGTTCGGCGGGGCGGCATCGCAGGCCGTGGCAAAGGCCATATAACCGGGAAGGTCGATACGCCCGTCGGCGATCAGGGTCTGCGCGCCGCGCCGGCGCAACAGGTCGAGCGACTCCCAGGCCGGGTTGCGGGTCTTTTGCCACGCCCAGGCGCCGCCATCCCACACCGGGTGCCAGGCTTCGGCGGTGCAGTTGATCGAATCCGGCACACCGTTCAGCTGCTCGGAGGCCTTGATCCGAATCGCAATCGTGCACACCTGCGGCTGACGCACCGGGGTCTGGGTCTGAATGCTGCGCAGCGCCGTCCAGGTGCTGGTGTCGACCTGCTTGTCGGTGCCGTCGCCGGTGGTGCGTCGCACCTGCACTTCGTAGGCCGCGGCGAGGCCGGTATACCAGCGCGCGGCGCGCACGGCCGACGATTGCGTGGCCTCGGTCGCCGTGATCGTGCCATCGACTTCCAGCCCGGCATCGGTGCTGTTGGTCCAGACCGGCGTCAGCCAGGTGCTGTCGCCGACCTTGCGGTATTGCACTTCGAGTGTGACCGTGCGCGCGCCACGGCTGCCGTCGGCGCCGTAGCTGATCAGCCCGCGCGGGAAACTGATGTCGACGCTGATCTCGGCTGTCGCATCGCGCGTCTGCCGCATCTGCCAGCCGCCGGCGCTAGTCAGCGCGACCGATAGCAGGTCTTCGCGGATCGACTGGGTATAGAGCGTGATCGCCGCATTGCCGGCCCAGCCGTCCGGGCCGCCCTCGTTGATCTCGATCTCGACCCCGGAAAATGCCGTGATCGGCGTCTCGCCGATGCAAATGTTCGAGATCGACAGCGGGCCGTACCCGGCGAGCAGCAGCAGGCGCACGTAGCGGTCGTTGCCCTGACTCTCGGTATAGGGCCGCGCCGCCATCAGCGGATAGTGCTTGCCCTTGCGCCCCAGCACGCGCGGGATGTTGGCGTAGGGCGCGTAGCGGTTGCTGGTGCCGGTGATGGCGTAGGTGGGGGCCGTCGCCTGTCCGGCGTTGAAGTTGTTGGCATCCGCCGCCGGCGCTGGGGTGTTCACCAGCGAATTGATCGCCATGTTGGCAACCAGACTGAATAGCCCGCTGAAACCCGCCGACCAGGCCGCGAATGACAGCGTGCCGGTACCGATCATTCCGGCTTCGAGCAGCGCCGACGTCATCGCCGACCCGATGCCTGGCGCGGCGATCATCACCGCCAAGGACAGCACCGTTACCAGCGGATCCTTGCCGCCTCCGCCGCCGCCCCCATGCGGATACACCTTGATGTAGACAATCCTTCCCGCCTTCGGCCGCGCCGTGGCCCACAAGTGGCGCGGCACCTCCCAGTCATCGACCCAGACGCGCGCATACGCGCCCATCACGGTAGGCAGCCCGGCAGCGAGTACTGCCTGCGCGATGGTCGATCCCGGCGGAGCGCAGGCATCGATGCGCGCCTGGCGGAAGGGGTGCGGCTGGATCACCAGCGGCAGAGTATTGGCCATCAGCATCGCGGCCTCCAGAAGCCCAGCACGCGCCTTGACCAGGCCAAGCCGCGATAACTTTCCAGGCACACCGCCGCCGTCTCGTGCGTGTGGATCATCCAGCCGGACGCCACCACCAGGCCGACATGCAGCGGCTCGCCGCGCAGGCGCAAGATAATGCCATCGCCTTCCCGCTCGCAGCCGGCGGCGATCTCATCATAACGATCGAGATCCCGCTGCAGCGCCCGCCCGATCGTTGCCGCGTCCGCCCCGCGATGCCAGGTCGGCCCGTCGTAGGCCGGCAGATCGACGCCGTACTGCTCGCGCCAGATCAGCACCAGCAGGCCCCAGCAGTCGAGCCCGGCGCGATCGCGGCCGGATTCGACGTAGGGGATACCGATGTAGCGCTCGCACCAGGCGGGTATCATGAATGCCCCCTGTCAGGAGCGACTGCCATGCCCGAAATTACCCAGGAAGGTATTGAGAATGAGCTGAGACTGGTCATGGTTGAGACGGTTGCCGCTTTTTTGCTGGCGCGCGACGCAAAAGATCATGGGCGCAGCGTGAGAGAGCTGCACTCAGCCATGAGCGAAATGTTTGCCGCGGTCGCGAAGAAAATGTCAGTCGGCTTCGGACTTGATCCAATGCAGACGGAGGTAACAGCGCAGCAAATAGTCGACGAGCTGTTTTCAAACGCTGAGCGGATTTTCGTGGGTAACCCGCGCTGACCATTGCTTGCCACGCAGGAGAGTCAAATTGCTTCCGGATTTCGGCACGGATGAGCGCTCGGACATCACTCATGTCTGCCTGTGTCTGACGCTCCGGGAGCGACACCGCACCAGGGATGGTGATGCGGATGGAGCGCACTCCAGTAGCGTCTTCCGACTGCTCGATCACAAGCGGAACCGCGGCTGCATCGCGGCGTGCGTCGATGATGATCACCGCGGCCATCAGAACAACCCCGGAAACATGGCCGGCGTCAGCGTCGTCGCCACCGGCTCGGTGAGAATTTCCTCGAACGCCAGATCGCCGCTGATGGTGCCGGCGTCGTAGGGACAATTGCGCAGCACCAGGCCGGTGAACTCGACTTCCACCACGTTCGGCGTGGAGGACAGCACCACCTGGATGGTGACCTGCGGCGGGCCGGATGCCGCGCGCAGGGCGCGGATGATCGTCTGATCGATGTTCTCGATCGACAGCCGCGCTGTGTCCGGATTGTCCGGATCTTCGCCGGGCAGGACGATGTTGAACGCCCACGCGGCATAGAGATCGCCGTTGCTGGTGATGTTCTCGTTGTTGTCGACCACGCGGATCGGCGCGGACAGCGAACTGTGATCGATGGTCAGCAGAGTCAGCCAGGCCTCGCTGGTCGATTCAGCGTTCTGACTGGCGATGGCGTTGGCGGAGAGGGCGCGAGGCATGGCTTACAACACCCAGAGATTCATGTCGATCTGCCAGTTCGGCCCGCCCAATGGCACATAGGCCGGGATCGGCTTCTTGAAGCGAAAGGTTTTAGCGGCTTGCGTGCGTGGACTGACCCAGGTGAAGTTCAACGTCCCGCTGGCCAGCGTGGTCAGCCAAAACGCATCAAAGATTTCCACCTGCGCCAACGTGCAGCGGATCGAACACTTGATCGGCCGCTGCGTGCCGGTCTGCCGGCGGCGCGACTTGCCGGGGCCGGCGTCGGTCGGCGTCTCCACTGCTTGGTCGGGCGGAGATTCACCAAAGCCGGCGACATTCACCAGCGCGGGCAGCGTGCCAGGCCAGGTCGGATCTGGCATCTCAGCCTCGCCGCGTCAGCACGGGCGTAACGCCGAAGCGCGCGCGCATCGCCGAATCCTGCTGCCCGCCGGTAATCTGACTGCGCACTTCGTCGCGGACGAACACCTTGATCTGCTGCATGCCATCCGGGCCGCTGCCTTGCTCGACGCTCACCGGCGCTGAAGTCGGCGCGGTGCGCTGGTCGTAGACGACTACTTGGATTGCGCCGGCGCTACTGGCACCCAGGCTGCCCGCTGGCGCTTCTCCGCCGCCGAGGATCTGCGCCTTGACGCCGAGATCACCGTCCGACATGCGGCTGAGAGGAATAATGGCTTCGCCGGGCGACCCGGCCTTTTCGCCCATCAATCCTTTCCGAAATGCTCCACCCTGGGCAAACTTGAACAGCGTCGGCGATGACACGATGGTGTTGCGGTAGCCGGCCAGATCGGCAGAATTGAAGACGTTGCCTTTCGCAAAAGGAAGTGCAGCCCACGCGCTCATCGCGGTTGTTTCAGCCGCGGCGGCTGCTCCTCCGCCGGAATTGAACAGGTTTCCGATTCCAGGCAACAAGCTATTGATCAATTTCGATCCCTCCGAAACGATCGGTTTGGCGATGTTCTGGCGGGCCAGCTCGGTGGCGGCGAACTTGGCCAGCGAGGCAATGTCGAGCTTGCCGGTGACCACAAAGTTGGCGATCGCATCCTCGGCCATCTGGGCGCCGCGCTTGAAGGCGCTGGCCATCGCGTCGGCGGATCGGGCGGCCTCGTCGGCATAGGACTGCAGGCCGTCCCTGGCGCCGGCGATCCAGTCGCGCTGGCGCATCTCGATGGTGTCGTGGGCGTCCAGCCATGCGCCTTTGGCCTGCTCGGCGCCTTCGCGCAGCTTGGCCACGCCGGCGTCGATGCCGTCCAGGTCGCCAATCTTGCCCAGGCGATCGGTAAGCTTGGCTTCGTCCCTGGCTAAATCGGCGTCGATCTTGCGGAAGGCCGTGAGCCGCGCGCGCTCGGCGGCATTCTTGCCCATCAGCTCGATTTCCAGGCGCAGATCCTCGTTGCGCTGCGCATGGGCCTCGCCAGCTTTCTCGACCACCTCGCGCGAGGTGGTCTCGGCCGCGTCCACCTTGTTCAGCACGCGCTCTTTCGCCGCCAGCTCTCGGATGGTCTCCTGCAATTCCTTGGTGGCGAAGGGCTGCTTCTGGATCAGCTTCTCGACGGTGCCGATGTAGGCTTCCTCGCTGATGCGACCGGCATCGAGTCCGCCCTTCAGTGCGGCGAGCTGCTCGGTGAAACCGCGATTGACGCCAGAGGTCTCGGCCACGGTATCGGCGAACAGATCGCGGCGCGACTTGGGCGCGGATATTTTCTCCGCGAACAATTTTTCGCGCTCCTCGCGTTTCTTGGCGATGGCTTCGGCCTTGATGTCGGCGCGCAGGTCGGCAGCTTCTAACTGCTTGATCTCGTCGTCGATCGCCTCGGCGCGAGCGGTCTTCGACAGGGGGTTGGCCAGCGACCGCGCGGCTTGGTCACGACGGTTCTTTTCGGCGCCCTGCTGCTTGTCGAAGCTCTTCTGCGCTTCGGCTTCCAACTGATCCTGCAGGCGCAGGGCCTTCTGCATCAATTCCGGTAGCATGCCGCGCATCGTCGGGCTGTTCTCGGCGTCCTTGATCTGCGCCAGCACGGCATCCAGGCGGCCCTTGATGGCATCGTGCGGGGCGGCCTCGCGGCCGATGCCCATCATCGCGTCCCAGGCCTTCGAGGCGGCGCCACGGAGGTTGTCCCAAGCACGCTCGACTATGCCCAGCTTCGGCGCGATCTCTGCCAACCGGTCGCCGAGCAGGCTGGCAAGCTCGGTCTGCGCCTGCGTCACCTCACCCATGCGCTGCAGGTGGGCGATGTGGTCGAGTTCGGCGACGGACAGGAAGTGCAGGCGCTTATTGAGTTCCTCCGCGCCTTTGGCCGGCTCGTCGAACAGCTTGACCAGCTCGGGGCCAACCTTCGCCACGTCGGTGCCCATCACCAGCGCGAAGTTGCCGGCCAGGGCGGTGATCTGGCGGAAGGCCGCGGCGCCGACCTGGCCCGACGCGGCCAGCGCGACCTCTATTTCCTTGGCCTGCGCAATGGTCATCTGAGAGTGGTTCGCCATCTCGGCGGCGTTGGCGCGCATGCTGGCGGCACTCTCTCCCGCGATGTCGCCGCCCTGGGCGACGGCGAGCGTCATCTTCCTAACTTCGGCGGAGCCGTCGGCGTAGGCTTTGCCCACCACCGCAGCCGCTGCGCCGGCGGTCAGCAGCGCGGGGGCCAGCCCGGCCACGGTGTTGATCAATTCCTGCGAGACACCGATCATCTGCGACGTCTTGTCGACCACCGCCGACTTCAGGTCGGCGATGGTGCTCTTGGCTTCGTTGACGGCCGGCCGCAGGCCGTCGGCATGGCCGCGAATATGGATATCGACGTTGTTGTTGTCGCTCACCGCCTCATCTCCTCAAGCGCCGCCCGCTCCATGGTCATCAGCTTCCAGAACATCCTCGTCAATCGCTTGCGCTTCACCCGCAGCAGGCGCGCGGTCGATTCGACCTGCGCCATATCCAGCCCGTCCAGCGCGCCACGCGGAGTGCGCCGCCAGCGGCCTTCCTGCATCAGGAACACTCGCACCGCCGGCCAGTTGTCCGGGGTGACCGGCACGTCGCCCGGTCTTCCGCCGTCCCCTTCCCCGCCGTACTGCGCCTTCAGCTTCGCCACTTCTTCCGGCGCCACCCCGGCCGCCGCCAGGTCGTCGCCATCCACCTCGTCGCCGCCACCGCTGCCGTTGACCCAGGCATGCGCGGCGGCGATCAGTTTTTTTCCTCGACCTCCATCAGCTCGCGCTGGTAGCGTTCGAACAGGGCGCGCGCGGCGTTCTTGTGGTAGCCGAAGAGCTTCGCCAGACCGTCCTCGTTGCAGGGTTCGTCGCCGTCCCAGCTGTTCACCAGACCGGCAAAGAACTGGGGGTCGGACTTGTCTTTGCCGTCCTTGCAGTAGGCGACGAACTCGTCGCGGGTCAGCCACTTGAAACCGACGTGGAGCACCCGCTCCTCGCCGTCGATGCACGCGAAGCGCACATCGGCGGGAAAGGTCTCCGGCGCTTGCAGCCTGAATGCCATGATCAGGACGCGATCAGCGCGAAGTCGTCGCCGCCGCCCACGGCAGACGGCAGGAAACGCGCGCTGAAACCTTCCAGCGCACGCTTGTTCACCTCGTCTTCCGACTGGTCCAGCAACTGCACGGCCGGGGCTTGCGCCAGCAGGCGGTAGCCGTCGGTGGTGCCATGTTGAAAGCCGAAGGTGTATAGGGTGTTGGCCTTGACGCCGGTATCGAAGGTGGCCGCCTGCGCGGCCGTCAGGTCCAGCCCCAGGTTGCCGGTGATGTCGCGCCCGGTGATGTCGATGGCCTGCCCACCCAAGAGCGGCGTGTAGCCAACCTCCTCGCCGCCGCTGACGGTGAAGCCGCGGCTGGGGTAGGCGACGCCGTTGATCAGAATGTCGCCGGTGTTCGGGTCGGTGATCACTGCCGGGGTTTTCCAGCCAGTCAGCGTCAGCGAGGGGTTCGCCACCGCCGCCACGCCGGCATCGATGCCCATGAGCCGCAGGCGGGCGGTGGGCCGCGCGCCGATGGCGAAATCCATGTTCTCGATCTTGGCGCGGCAGTCGATCAGTTTTCGCTGCAGGCCGTCGCGCCAGTAGTAGACCGACAGCAGTTCCAGCGCGGTGGAGGTCGGCCGATAGGCGGCGTTGGCGGCGATGCTGTAGGTGCTGGTGCCGTTCGGCGTCACGCTCCAGGCCGGGCCGATGGTGGCGACCTTGGTGCTGCCGACGTAATCGAGGATCTGCGCTGACTGCCCACTCCCGGTGCCGCCGGTGAGCGTGAGGCGCATGCCATTGTAGAAATCATCGACGGCGGAGGCGCCGGCGGCCAGCGTGATGGTGCCGGCCGCACCGGCCTGCGCGGTGCCGGTCACCGGTGCGGCGAGCAGGGTTTCGGCCCAGCCGGCGCCGCGGAACAGCGGCCCCCAGGGCGGCGCGCTGCCACCGGTGCCAGAGCCTTGTAGCTCGACCGGCAGTTCCATTTCGACATAGCCGGTGCCGACCAGTTGTTCGCTGGCGCCGAAGTAGCTGCGAATCAGGTCGCGCGGCACGTTGTTGGCCTTGAACGGCGTGACCTTGGGCATGCCGGCGAGCAGGATGGCGTTGGCGGCGCCAGTGGGTACGCTGTCGGTGCCGACAGTGGGCTGAATTTTGGCGAGGATGATGCGGGTGCGGTCGAGACGGCCCATGATTTACTCCTTGATGACTGCAAAGGCCGGCGCAATCTGCAACATCGCCGGCGTGGAAGGTTCAGGCTCGCCAAAGCCGCGCCGGGTAGGGGCGGCGGCGGCGGGCGGATCGACCTGGCGGACGAAGCCGGCGGTCTCGGAGGCGATGTAGCTGCCGCCGGCGCTGGGCAGTTCGTTGCTGGCAGTCGCGGCGGGCGGTTCGGGTTTTCTGGCCATGATGTCTCCTATCGGCGGGTTTCGATGTTGGCAATGCGCCGCTCAAGATCGCCATCGCGCACGCGCATGAGTTCCATGTCGCGGCGGGCATCTTCACGGGTGTAGCGTTCCGCCCTGATCTCGGCGACCTGGGCGATGACGGAATCGAGCTTCTGCGAGAGCCCTGCAGCCCACCAGATGCCGCCGCCGGTCTGTACGGCCAGCATGACCAGCACGGCGATGGGAATCTCGCGCCCCACGTGCCACCGGTCCTTGCGTCGATTCGCGGCGTCATATTCGCTGGTCATTGGCGCGCCCCCGATGTCCTGGCCACGAACCAGTAACCCGTGGCGGTGGTGGCGAGGAAGATGATCGACTTGGTGATCTCCATCAGCAGGCTCATCATCGGCACGGTGACGGCAGGATCGCGGGCGGCGAACAGCTTGGACAGGTCGCCCCACAGGAGCACCATCAGCGCGCCCCAGATGGCCAGCATGGCGAGGTCGAAGAGGATGGTGATGCCGGGCCGGATCAGGCCGCGCACGACATCGACGGCGATGAACCATGGGCTGTCTTTTGCGGCCTCGCCGGTGGCGTAGCTGGCCTTGTCGGCGGCGAAGCTGGCGGCGATGGCGTTGATCTGCGCCACGTCGGCGATGGCGTCGCCCTGTTCCTGCATCACCTTGAGGTTGGCGGCGGCTTCGGCCTGCATCAGGGCCAGATCCCTGTCGCGCATCTGCAGCTCGTGGGCGTTTCGTTCCTTCAGCACCTCGACTTCGCGCGCGATATCGGCGCGCTTGTTGAAGTAGTCGAGGCCCTGGCGCAGTAGCCCGCCGACCAGGCCCAGCGCGCCGCCGCCGGTGGCGGCCGAAAAGATACCTCCGAGAATTTCAAGCATTGCGGATCTCCAGGATGTGGGGTTCTCGATTCATGCAGGATTCGAACAGGCGCACCGCGGGCTTGGAGCGCAGTAAGGCGGCTTGCCGCTTGATGGTGCCCAGCGCCTCGCCGAAGGCGATGCAGCCGTTGAGCTGCGCGATATACCCGGCCTCCGGATTGCCCATCAGGTTGGCGCTGTGCTCGAGTATCCCGGCGCGGACAGGCACATCCAGCAGGCGGTAGGTGTAGCGCTTCAGACGTGGGCTCAAAGCCCACACCACCCCGTAATCGCCCGGCGGGATGCAGCTGACGTTCGAGCGGTTGTCCTGCCACGGCAGCTCGCCGGTGAAGCAGGAAAACCCCGGCGCAGACAGCCGGCCGAACGTTCCCTGGTCGCTGGAGTGCATCCGGGTCAGGCGGACGCGCTTCACACCATCACCTCGATGTCGCAGGAAATCCAGCCGTAGGGCGCTTCGAGTTGCCCGGACTGGCGGAAGCCGCTCATGGTGATGCCGCCCAGCAGATCGCTGCCGGGGGCGCGGACGAAGGCTTTGATCTCTTCGGCCAGCAGATCCTCGGCGTCTTCTACGGCCGACGGCAGCGCGCCTTCGGCCAGGGCAAGCTGGCCGACGACAACCATCGGCACGGTGCCCAGCTGCGCGGCGCGACTCAGGTAGTTGGCGTAGTCCTTCTCACCGTTGCCGATGAGGGTGACGATGCCCTTGGTCAGGTCGGCCGGCGCGCGCTGGGCGAAGTCGAGAAAATCCCGCGTGACGACACGGGTCGGCATGGCGGCGGCCATTTGCGTCTTGAGCGCATTGCGCAGATTAGCCAGCTCACCCACGGAAGGCCTCCTGCGCGCCGAGCAGCGCGGCGGCCTGCACCAGCGCGCGCAGTCGGCTCGTGTTCTCCTTCAGTGCCGGCTCCATGTAAAGCTGCGGGCGGATGCCCTTGATGCCGATGGCACGGGCGATGACGAAAGTCTTTCGGTCGAGTTCCTTGCCCTGGAGACCGGTTTTCTGCCGGACCCATTCCATCAGGCCGTTGGCGGTGCCGGGTTGGCTACCGGGCTTGCGGCCGCGTTCGACCGGTGCGGCGTAATTGACACCCGGCGCGACGCGGTAGTGCAGCTCGCCTATCCGCTGCGCATGGATCGAATTGGTCAGTGTGGAAAAAGCCTTGGGGGCCTTCCCCCGCGCCGTTCTGGCGATCTCCACCGCGCCACGCCACAACGCCTGCTCAACCCGCGCGGCAACGCGACCGGGAAAACGGCGCAGACCTTCCTGTACCCGCGCATCGTCGAAAGTGACGGTGATCTGCATCAGAACGATGCCTCGTATTCGTGCAGCATGGCTTCGTAGAGGTAGCTGGCGGTGCCGTTCTTCGGTGCGCCGGACAGGCCGTCGCGCATCGATACCGGCTTCGCGCTGTTGCGCATCGATATCTCGCGCAGCGCCTCGACCTGGGCGCGCAGCAGCAGCAGGCCGCGATCGCCGGGCTGGATGGTGGTGTTGGCCGCCGTCGCGTCGATGGTGTGCGCGGCGCGGTACATGAAGCTGTAGTCCGAACCCAGCGCGGCAATATGCAGGTCGCTTGGGGCCGGCGAGAACAGCAAGCTGCGCACCCCGACGACTTCCAGTAGCGATACCGACGGCAGCGGACCGGGCCAGGCCGCATCCCATGGCGGCGGCAGATTGGCCGGGATGCCCCAGGAATCCTGGATCAGGTAAAGCATGCCGGATGGCGCCGGGTAATCCGGGGTGCCGGACACCAGCGTGATACTGGCCCGCAGCCGGCGCGGGCGTTTGTTGCCCAGATCCGCCGCGGCAAGATTCAGCAGGCGTTCGAAGTCCGCGTCCGCGGCAGCCGTGAAGACGCTCGCCGCATCGTGCAGTGAGGCCTTCAGGTCGGCGACCAGGTCGGCCTTGGACATCGTGCCGGCCATGGCTTGTTACGCCTGCGCCGCCTCGGCGCGCGTCAGGGTGGCTTCGGCGATGGCGGACAGCACGCCCTTGCGCGCCGCGGCGCCCCTGGCCTGCTCCATCTCGCCCAGGCGGGAGAGGTCGTCGTCGGATAGGCCTGGAATCGCGGCGGCAATTGCCTTGACGGTACCTTCGATCAGTTCAGCCAGCGGGTCGAACTGCGTTTCGTCCGGTTCTGGTTCGACGATCGCCGGCCGCAGATGCAGCGGCACCAGGTCGTGGTCGAAGTGGCGTGTCTCGCCGGGCGGGATCATCAGGCCGGCGACGTACATCGGCATGGCGCCGCTGTTGGTGACGGGGATTTTCTGGTTCATGGTGGTGTTCGCTCCGGTTAAAAGACCGCCCCAGCTCGCGCCGGGGCGGGTAAATCTCTCCTGTCAAGAGAGGGATGAGTCGTTACCGGTCGACCCGCGCCGCACCGCCGTACAGCACGATGCTGGTGATGCCGGCCTTGAGCGGGCTCGGGGTGTGCAGGAACATGAACTGGTCGCCATAGGCTTCCTTCTTGCCGGTGAAGCGGCCGTTGGAATCCTTCTGGTCCTGCAATTGGCCCATGGTCCATGCCTTGGCCATGCGGTAGCGGGTGAGCCCGCGCTCGCCGATCAGCACGCGGGTGTCGCCCATCGCCAGGCCGGGGGCGTAGCCCTTGTAGTTCGCCACGCCCTTGACCACGCCCAGGTTGCCCATGCTGTCGAGGTTCGTGCCGTTCCGGGCGCCGGACTCGATGAAGGCTTGCGCCTGCTCGATGGTGGTCATCACCGTGCCCGACATCAGGCCGAAGTTGCAGGCATGGAAGCGCTGATCCTCGATCACCGATTTGCGCAGGCCGTAGCGGTACAGAAAGGTGTTCCAGAACAGATCGGTGGCCACTGAGCCCTGGTCGGTGTCGAACTTGTACACGTTGGTGGTGTAGCTGTAGGACAACACAATGGCATGCGTGTTGGTCGGCGCGACCGCGGCGCCCAGCTCGCTGACGAAGCTGACCTCGCCCAGGTTGTAGTCGATCGAGTAGTACAGTCCGCCGGCCTGCGTGCCGGTGCCGTCGTACTCGCTGATCGTCACGGCGTTGCTCTTGACCACCACCGGGTAGAGCGTGCTGCCGACCTGGCTGCCCTGCATGTCGTAGATCTTCTTCGGCCGCACGATCGGGAAGCTGGTCGAGCAGAAGATGGTCTTGGTGCCGTCGGCCGTGGCCGTGGCTTCGTTGGTCACGGCGGTGACGGCGTACTGGTCGGAGGCGTCGAGCTGCTCGTTGAAGATCAGGCGCTCGGTGTCTTCGCCGACGATGCGGATGGCGTTGCGGGCGTTTTCGCCGAGTACGTCCCAGTTGAGCTGGCCGTTGCTGGTGAGGTAGCGCAGTTCGTCGCTGACTTCGAAGGCCAGCTTCTGCGGCACGATGTAGGCCGTGTCCATCGCCTGCTTGACGCCGGCGCGGGCGATCGCCTGGCCTTCGTACTTGCGGGTGCTGTCGCGGCTGCCGGCGGTGGTGTCACGGTAGCTGTAGGGGATCTGGTGCGTGGCGGAGAACGGCGCGGTACCGGAATCGACGAACTGCATGCCGACCAGGCCATACAGCGCCTCGCGGATCACGGTGCGCTCGAAAGTGGCCGGTACCGAGACATCCGAGACCAGGCCGTCGCCGCCGGCGAGCATGATGTGCTCGCGGTGCAGGCGGTGCCCGTGCTCGGCGTCGAAGGCCGCCAGCACTTGCTCGGCCAGCACCCGATTGGGTTCCTGCAGCGCGCCGTTGGTGGCGCGAAAGCGTATGGCGTCGCTGCGGCCGGTGATGCCGAGGCGGCGGTCTGCGGCTTCCTGCAGCGCCTTGACCTCGTTGCCGGAATCGACGCTGATGTGCGCGTTGCCGGCGAACTGAAAGCCCATGCCGGAGAGCTTGCGCGCGGCCTGCAGGCGGTTGCCCATGCTGATCTGCGAGGCAGCGAGCTTACCCACCTGCTCGGGCGTCATGTCGGCGGTGACCAGATCGGCGACGGACTCGGTGAGTTCCTTGCGCAGGGTGTCGTCGAAGTCCTTGACGGCGGTGATCGTGTCGGTGAGCAGCTTGATGTTGGCGGCGCGACTGGTTTCAGCGGCGGTGCGTTCATCGTGCAGGCGCTTGGCTTCGGCGTGCATCAACTGGCGCACGTCGTCTTCGGATAGCGTCTTGCCGGGGGCGACAGCGGGTAGCTTTATGTCGAGCGTCACCACCTGGCTGCCGATCTGCGCGGCGAGCTGTTTGCCGGATTCTTCGAAGGAGGCGATCAGCAGCTTGGCCTGCGCTTCGTCGGTGACGGATTCCAGCGCCTTGGTGGCGGCGCCGGCGAGAGCTGCAATGACGGGCTCGGCCAGCTTGAAGCTGCCGAGGGCGGCGGTCAGGGCCGCAATGAGAGTTTTCCACATGGTAGTTACCTCCTGGGTTAATTCGGAAAGAAGCGTGGGGTGCACGAAGGTCGGCATGTCGCCGGAGGCTTCGGACAACTGAATCGGATCGAGTTTCTTGATGCAGGGCCGAATCACCAGGCCCGCGCCCAGCAGCACCGGGCCGTGTTTCTTGCCGGCCTCGTTGTCCTGCCAGTTCTCGTGATACTCGGCGCTGAGATAGCGGAAACCCTTCTCGCGGATGGCTGTCAGCCCGAGGGCCGTCCATTCGACCAGCGCACGCAACCGGTCACCGTCAGCGGAGAGTTTGAGAATCTTCCCGGCGGCGCCGCCGCTGGGGTTGTGGGCGACGTCGATGAACACGTCCTGGCCGAAGGTGCGCGCGTCGAAATTCGCCACCATCGAAAGCAGCATCGCCTTGGTGATGTCGAACTTGCCGTAGCGCGGATCGGAGAAGCTGCCAGTGCGGGTTACCGTCACCCAGCTCGTGGTCGCGCCTTCCTCCAGATTCACATGAAGGCCGGTGAGCGCACGCAGCACACCGGAATATTGCGCATCGAGTCGAATGGTCCTGGGCCTGCCCTGATTCATAGCCACCTCGCGAAATGCGCGGCGGGCTCGGGAGCGAACCAATCCCGCCGCGCGATGACCCACTGCGGATCACGCGACGAGTTTCAGGGGGATGCCAGGACGGAAAAAGGGGGATGCTTTGTCGCGCGGAGCGACTAATTCACGACGTATTGATCGAGATCAGTATCGTCGGCGAGAGCATCAGGCCCGGCCGTCGGGTACGCCTGCTGCAGCTCAGCGTCGAGCTGCCAGGACTGTCCCAGGAGAACCGCCATCTCGGCAGGACTCCGTAGCGGATCCTTGATGTCGAACGGCGTCGGGTACGGGTGTCCATTGACGTGTCCGATCTGCAGCGCACGTTCGCACATGTTGCGCACAATCCCGGCGCCGGCGCCGCGAAGATCGCCGGACTCCGGATCCCACTCGAACGCCAGCTCGACGTCGTGCTGTGTCTGTGGCTGCAGGGTAAATTTACGGTACATAACGATACAGTGCTCCGATTACCAGATTGAACATTTCACGATCATCCTTCAGCAGTTTTTCCAGGGTGCCCGGGTTGCCGCCCAGCACGCTTTCGAATGCCATGGTTAGGACTTCCATAGCGCCGTGCTTGCCGAGATACCCTGTCGATCGGGAGTAGATCTTGCCCTGGTAGGGGTTGATGTATTTGTCCTCCCTGGCTACTTCATTACGCCCATACGAGATTCCCGTCAAGCTGCGCAGGCTCTTGACCGGGTCGCCGGCTGTGCGGCGATGGTGAAGCTCCTGGAACAAATCGTCCAGATCGGGCAGGGCATGCTGCAGGCGATGGGCGTATTCATGCACGGCCGTGGTGTACCGGCCGGCAACGATCATGCCGTCATTGCCATCCGCGGTGAAGCTGAAGCCCTTGTAATGGATCCGCTGTCCTGCCTTGGTTCCCGGCAGCGTTGACTGCCAGCCGCGGCCGGCCCCACCCTTGGCATAGAGCGGGCCGAAGGCGTCTGCGGCCTTGGTCCAGTCGTCCGGGAAAAGCCTGGATACGTTCCGCACCAGGTCGGCCCCGCGCCCGCCGCCGCGAACCTTTGCCTCGGCCGCTGTGGAGCGCACCAGGTTCAGATCCTTGAACAGCACCTCGGGCAGCCTGGCGGCCGTGTCGCCCATCGCCTGCGCTTTGGCGAGCAGCTCGTGGCCTTTGTCGGCCCCGAAGCCGATCAGCCCATCGAGGTCCAGCGGCCCCTTGGGTGGCGGTCGCGGCGGTGCCTTCGGTTTGGGTGCTACATAGCCGATGCGCTTTTGCACGGCCCGCCACGGTGCCCGGATCATGCCCTGGGTGAGCTTACCGGCGGCGAAGACTTCAGCTTTGCCCTTCCCTAGTACGCCCTGCCGCTGTGCCGGCGTGAGCCGTGCCAGGGCCTGCAGCGGGGTTTCCTTGCCAGCTTTGTCCTTGGCGCTGATCTCGTCCTTGAATACGATTTCGACGAAGCTAAGGGTGTTCGGATGCGCCGGCCATGGGGTTTTTTCGCGCGAGGGATAGACTCCGGCTCCCAGTCCATGAAGGTTCTGCGTTGAGAGCAGGTCGCAGATATCAGCCTTCGGATGCGCCGGCGACAGAAGAAAGCGCCAGCCACCGAAATCAGGATGGTCTTCGCCGCCCATCATGTAGGCCTCGCCGTGGGCACGGTTGATCTCGGTGCGCATCAAGCGCATGGCGTTGTCCAGGGCGCTACCCTCACCCGTCAGCAGCGGATCCGTGGCGCCCCTGATCAGCTTGCGGGTGGCCGACGACTGCATGCGGTCCTGGATGTCGATAGGTACCGGGTCGCCGCGGGAAAGGAATTCCCGTGCCGCCTGGGCGGCGCTCTGCCCCTGAATGATCGCGCTCTCAATCGCATTGACCACAGCGTCGCGTGCGCCGCGGTCAATGCGCCAGATCCGGTCGGAGAGCTGCAGACCGTCGGCGGCCACGAAGTTGCGCACGAAGCGCAGGGCGTCCTCGGAAACCCGCATCGAGTCCAGGCTGGAGACCACGGCACCGGTATCCATCACCGAGCCCAGCACCGGTCGCGCGCCGTAATCTGCCGCCTTGGCCATCGCCTCGTTCAGCAACGCGTCACGCTCGGTGGTCAGGCGCTGCATGATCCCCTGCACCTGACCGAGCAGCTGCTGCAGCTCCTGCAGCGCCAGATTATCGTCAGGGCCGCTGTGGTTTCGGATCCGCGTGGCGATTTCGCCGGCCTGGGTCTTGTAAAGGTCGATCAGGGCCTGCTGCGTCTCGGCGTCGAGCTTCTCGATGGCTCGCTGCCCGATCAGCGTGGCACGCTTGATCTGGGCGCGGGTTTTCATTCGTCGTCAACCGCCCAGTGCTCGGAGAGCCTGTTCGAATGGGTAGCGCTGGTAGCCGACTCGCCTTTGGGGGCGTTACCCGGGGTGACCTTGATCCCCGGCGCCGGCCTCCCGGGTGCGCCGATCGCCGCTGGGTCCGGGTATGGGTTGCCGTCCTTGGCTTCCTGGTCGAGCCGGGCGCGGATGTCCTGCGGGTTGTAGCCCATCTCCTCCCAGATCAAGCCTCGCGGCATACCCATGGCTTGCCACTTGAGCGCGCGGTCGGTGGTCTGGTTCGGCGTTTCGGTGCGGCGCTCGGCGAACTTGACCCAGTAGTCCTCGGCATCCGGATTGATTCCCTTGAGCAGCAGATGCAGACGGAAGCCCTGGTCGTAGCCGAAGGCCAGCGTGTCCTGCAGGCTGTCCACTTCTTCGTAGTAGTCGCGCTTCAAGTCTTCCAGGATGTCGCGTGCGGCGTCGCCGGCATAGCCCATCAAAGCCTTGGGCAACGGCGATCCGGCGAAGAAGGTTTCCAGGAGATGCACCACGTCGCCGATCTGGTCCAGGTTGGCGTCGCCCTGCACGGCGGTGACGCTGCCCTTGCGGTTCAGAAAATAGTCGGTGGTGATTTGCGTCTGATCGCGTTCGACGGAGGCACGATAGGCGTCGAGCGTTGCCTGGTCTGCTCCCTCCAGCACATGGGCTGTGCGCAGCGGAGCGCGCTGGCGGCGCCGGATGACCAGGTCTTCTTCGGTCATTCGCAGCTTCTTCCAGGTCTCGCGCGTGGCGTCGAGGAAGGGGCGGCCGAGCGATCCCATGTCGTCGAAGCTGTCAGGGTCGAAGCGCGCCATGGTGAGCTGGTAGAGGGCGAAAGCGGCCAGCTCGCGGCCCTGCACCGGATCGAACTGCACATAGGCGCGACGCGGATCCTTGAACTGGCCGTTGGTCGCCACCTGCGGGATGATGGTCTCGCTGGGCATGCGCACGGCAGCAACGACGTTGCTGCCGTCGTCGAGCACCCACTGCAGGCAGGCGGCGCCTTCCATCACCAGGCCGCGGGCGTCGGAGCGCAGCTTTTCGGCACGCGTGAGCTGCAGGCGGCGGGCGTAGTCTTCCCATTCGCGGCGCAGGGTATCGGACGGCGTGATCTGGGAAAACACCAGGCCGCCCTTGACCACGTCGCGCGCCACCCGGGCATGGATGCGCTTGACCCGGCCGTCGCGGCGATCCATGTCGCGAATATCGAGGATGGCCTGGCGCTGCGCCGGATCTACCCAGAGCAGTCGGTACAGGTAGTCCATCGAAGCTTCCGGTGTAGCCCGGCTACCTCGTTCGAAGCCGGAGGACTCGCCAGGCCACAGCGCCCGCGCCCTGGCGCCGGCGACGCGCGCCATGGACTTGATGTCGTCAATGATGCCCATTTTTTAACCTCACTTTGGGTGCCATGGTGCTTTCCAGCACCAGGTGATCAGCGGTAATGCCTTTGGGGCCCGGACGCGCCGGCCCGGCATAGTCGATGTCGCGCCAGCCGGTGGCCATGCCCAGCGCGTGAATATCCTTGAAGAAGGCCGCGAAGCCCGGCAGGTGCGCCTTGATGTAGGCAACATTGGCGGCGATGCGATCGCGCTCGATGTCGGTCAATGTCGTCATGGTGGGTCGATCGCCTTCGACCAGACATTCGCATCCCATCCCTCGATGACGTAGCGCTCGAACTTCCTCGCCATTGATGGGGACATCAAATACCCGTTTTCTTCCTTTGAATATTTCTCGTTCGTCATCACAGAAACCAAACGCCCGGCACGTGTCGCCGTTGCAGCACCATTGAACCTAGTGCGCACCACTACAGCACCTTTTGTGTGTTTGGCATTGCTGAACGTAAAGGGAGCGTCTGGGGTGCCACCTTTGATTTCCCAATCACCTTTAGATGGGATCTGCATTTCTGCCTTCTTCGGCTTCTGCTTATCTTTTGCTGGGTCGGCGCCTCCTCCGGCCCACTGCCCACCATCCGGTGATCCTGCTGGATCGCGCGGCTGGTTCGGGTCGTATCCGGAGAGACGAAAGAGGTCTTCGATGTAAAGGGGGGTTTTCATGCGGCAATCCTTTCTGGTTCGCCCAGCAGCTGTTCGCGCGTGACGCGGCGATGCTCGATCACCGCCGGGCCGAAGAGTTCGATGCCGCGCGTGGCAAGTGCCCAGGTGGCGGCGCAGTCGGCGTCGAACAGGTCGTCGCCGATCTTCGGATCGGCCATCTTGAAGCTGGAGTAATCGGCCTTGGTGGCCTCGGCCTTGATGTTGGCCAGTTGGCGTGTGTAGCTCCGCCAGTCGGCCAGCGCGTCGGCGGACCGCTCCAGGCGAATCAGCGGAACTTCGTGCAGCCGGCCGTTGGCGCTGTCGGCCACCACCTCGGTGCCGTCGTCGAAATACGCGATCGCGGCCTGGCCGTTGTGGAAAGCGGTGCGCAGCGCGCTGGCCATGCTGTGCTTGACGTGGCCCTGGAAGCGGATCGGGGCGAAGGGCCACTGGTCCCAGGTGCTGGCGGTGCTCTCGCCCTCGCCGATGGTGCGCCGGTCGACATCGACCAGGCCGGCGGCAAAGAGCCGGTCGTTGAGACTGGTGAGCATACCCACGCCGTAGGCGTCGCCCATCGCCACGTCGGGTCGGAAATACTCCCAGAATCCGTGCAGGTCCAGCTCGACCACCTTGTCGTCGGTGCCGGGCGGCCAGGTCTTCACGAACACGGTGCAGATGAAGTTGCCAATCTGCTCCCTCACCACCAGGGCGGAGCGTGACGCGGTGAGGCTTTCGCCGTGGCCGGAATGGTCATAACCAAAAGCGACCAGGCCGCGCTTCTTGTAGCGCATGCCGGGCATCGGTTCCGCCGGCGCCAGGTTGGCGGCCAGACCGACCGCCATGGCGCGGCGAATGTATTTTTCCCAGATCCAGTTCTGGCTGGCGACGTTCTTGCACAGGAACTGGCGGATGTACTCGGCCTCGGACATCTGCCCGCGCATGTCGAGCATGAAGCTCTCATTAAGGATCCCAAGCTCGATGCCGAGATAGACATCAACCGCCGGCAGCAGGTGGTAACTGCCTGAATCGATCAGGCCCTGCAGCACGTCGGCGCCCTTGAAGACGCCGGTGATCCGTATCTGCGGACTGAATGAGGCGGTTCCGCGATCGACACCAAGCCGACGGGCCGACCCCAGCATGGGCAGGAAGCGCGACGTCAGCCGGTCGGCCGGCATGTCGTCGGTCTCCTCCAACGACGCCGCGGTGAGCGAATCGCCGTCAATCTGCGCCATGATGCCGTAGGCCGCGGCGCCAGATTGGTTGGCGAACTGGTAGCGGGTGTCGGAAATCTGCTCCCGTCCCGACTTGTAGGCAATGAATGCCTTCAGCATCTCCGAGCGACGGATCGCGTCCAGGTGATAGTTAAGGTTGGTCTGCGACTGCTGCTGTCGCGGTGCGACGATGCCGACCGTCTGGTGCGGCATGGTGGCGTTGTGCTCAAGGAGGTACATTTCCTTGACCGCCGTCTTGCCCGTCCGCCGGCAGGACACGTCGACCGTATTTGGGTGCTGGTCCATCTCGATCATCTTCAGCACTTGCACCGGGTCCAGCTCGACGTTGTGCACGTGTTTATGCCACAGCCCGTGCAGGCGCATCCCCGTCTCCGGGTCCGCTCGGGCGTATTTCATGATCGCCTGCTCGGCCCGGTTGGCAACGGCGACACGATCGGAGCGTGAGATGCGAGTCACGATGATTGACTCCTCGCCCCCTCTTTACGCCTCCTTGATCACCAGGTAGCGCGTGCTGGTGATGTAGGTCTCATCGCCAGTCATGGCGGTGGGGCAGCCGAGAACATGCTCGCGCACCAGGGTGTCAGGTTCTCCGTTCTGCCCTTTGTCCCACGTCTGCACCAGCACCTTGTAATCGGCGTTATCGGCGTTTTCAACTCGCACTCGTTTTGTCATCTCAATACTCCAGTTCTTCCGTGCCTTAAATTGGGCGCACGACTAACCCACAACCCCGCTCTGCTGTTGGTGTTCTATCAGCACCGTATCGGTTCCACGCCTGGCGCCGGCACGATCCATCAGTCCGCGCAAATCCTCAATGGCCTTTGCCTGGCGCCGAGCAAAGTCAGTCAGGACCTCACGCGATTGTTCCTGCGTCTGCAGGCGCCCGAACTCCTGTTCGTCGTCGTCGATGACCTTCTGCGTCATACCCATGTCGGACAGGCTCAGGTTGTTGCGCGAGAGCAGTTCGCCCAAGGGCTTGAACAGTGGGTGCGCGCTGATGTCCTTGATGGTGTGCATGCGCCCGTCATCGCCCATGTACTTCGCGATGATCAGCACCCCTTCCTTGTCGGTGTAGTACTGCGGCGCCTCGATCTTCACGCCGTCGGCGATGATGGTTTGCAGGATCTGCTGCAGAACCGCAAACAGCGCTGCCTGCAGATCAGCATAGATGCCGGAAAGGTGCTTCGGGTTTCGCTGCTCGAAGGCCGCGTGATGCTGCATGAAGAGCTGCGTCTGCTTGCTGCAGGCCGGCTGTGTGGCGCAATACACCCAATCCACGTCGCAACCGGCACAGAAGGAATACTTCCCGGGGCTGGCCGGAAAGTAAGTGGCAGTCTTGGCGGCCAGCCCGTGCTTCATGGCGTTGAAGCGCGTCCGCAGCGACTCTTCCGGGGTCGGGTGCCCTTCCAGGTTGGCCGCGGTGGCTGCCTTGCCCTCCGGCGTCTTCGGCCCGGTGGCGTTCTGCCACCCCTTCAGCAGCGATAGCCACCAATGCGCCACCCCCACCTCCTCGCCACAACCCGGGCAGGTGGCCACGTACTCGAATGGATGCCACTCGCGCGCCGGGAAGTCCTCAACCCGCTCCGGCGGCCCGGAAAACGTCAGCCGGCACGGCCCACAGCGGAACGTTACCTCGTCAAGAGGCCTAGAATAGTCAGACTTTGCCATCCTGCTGATTTTCGGCAGGAATCAGGACGGAAAAAGGGGGAGGCGTTGTCGCTACAAGCTCAGTGTATAATTCAGCGCCTCAATTCCAGGGGCTCTTGACCTGGATTTAAGCAGCAATTCTCCAGCACCCAGGAAGTTCGATGCCAATGCTTGCGGTTCGTAACAAGCGTTGCTCGGGGAGCCACCGAATTGTTGTTGTGGTTCTTGCAGTTAGCCCGGCCATCGCGGTTGGGCTTTTTGCATTTTCGGGGGCGGTAGTCCGGAGGACGGTAATGCATCGCCAGAACTTAGGAAACAGTCAATGAGCAGCTTCCCCAAATGCCCCAAGTGCGGCTCGGAGTACACTTACGAAGACGGAGAAATGTTCGTCTGCCCGGAATGTGCCCACGAGTGGTCCAGGGAGGCCACCACGGAGGATTCCGAACGGAAGGCGGAAGTTCGCGATGCGGTCGGGAATGTGCTTCAGGACGGCGATACCGTGACCGTGATCAAGGATCTGAAGGTCAAAGGCTCATCGTCGGTGGTCAAGGTAGGAACGAAGGTCAGGAATATCCGTCTGGTGGAGGGCGATCACGATATCGACTGCAAGATCGATGGTATCGGTTCAATGGGACTCAAATCGGAATTCGTGAAGAAGGCGTAACCATGACTGCTCGCGCTACCCTCCACCGTATCAAATTCAGCGATGTTGCCCTTGGTCAGCGTTTCTTTGATCCGATCAGCGCGGAGTACTTCATGAAGCTTAGCGACACCATGGCCGCCATGGTCACTGGCATTGGCGACGGCACTGTTCCGGACGAGTTCGAAGCTGACGACATCGTGGGCATAGACCAGTAG